TGATATACCTAACTATGATGCCTTTCGTAGGCGTGGCGGTTGGTATCATGACCCGAATCAAGATGTAAATTTACCTTATTGCAGGCATATTTGGGTACAAGAATTAATTAAAAGAAAGTAATGGCAGCACAAGTATTATTTTTAAGCGAGCAAACTTTAAAACAGCGTTCAGTCCTTCAAGAAAATGTAGATATGAAAATTGTTACACCTACCATTATTGAGGTGCAAGAGTTTTATATCCTTCCAATTTTAGGAACTAGCTTATACAATGAATTAAAAACACAAATTGCAGCAAATACTGTAAGTGTAGCGAATAAGAATTTGATTGATAACTACATTACAAATACAATGATTTGGTACATGCAAGTTGAATTACCTTTATCGATGAATTATAAGTACTTTAATAAATCGGTGGGAGTTCAGAACGCTGATAATATGCAGCCTGCTAACATGAGCGAAATACGTGATTTGATGGAAGAAGCTAGAAACAAAGCCCAAGTATATGCTGAAAGATTAACTAAATTCTTACTAGCTAATACAACTACATACCCATTATATTTAACTCAAACAGGCGTTGGAATAGATACTATATTCCCACAAAGAACTAATTATAACAGCGGTTTAGTTATCGGTGGCGATGGTTGTTGCATGGGTAACTATAACTTTAGAGGAATAAAAATTGAGCCGAGAGAATTAACACAACCATGTACTTTTTGCTAAATGAAAACGAAAATAAAAAACGAAATTAAATTACAGAAATTTATCAAAGAAAATGAACTTTTACTCACTAAACCAGATCATCGATTTATTCCAAACAATAGCAACAAGCCACGCCCAAGTAAACGGATTTAATTTTGGTGAGGAATCGGATATTTCAGCAAGTGAGCAAGAGCAATATCCATTAGTTTGGATTGATGTAGTAGATAGTTCAATTGATAGTAATATTTTGACTGTAAATATTTTGATGAAAGTAATGGACATTCAAAAGGATAACCAAACAAATGAACGTGATACTTTAAGCGATTGTTTGAGCATAACTCAAGACATTTATGCAGCCCTTTGCAATCCTTTATATCAAGATAATTTTCAGTTACAATTTAACGCACAAATAACACCACTTAGAGAAGCATTAGCAGACAAAGTTAATGGGTGGGAAACTACTCTTTCATTTGATTTAATGCAAGATAGAAACAGATGTCAAATACCAACAAAATAAAATATAAATAAAATGAGTACAGCATTAGAAAAAATAAGTGGAATGGGTGGGTTCTATGTGAACGCAGGGACAGCAGCAAGAACTGGAATAGCAGTTGAAAGTTTAGTAGTAATGAGCGATTGCGTGTTTACTGCATTTGCAATTAGTGGGGTGAATCAAATGACTTTAAAAAACCTAACTGGAACAACGGTTAAAGCAGGTACATATTTACCAACTAATCCAGGTCAGCAAATAACAGCATATACGTTGTCGAGTGGTTCAGTAATTGAATACCAATAATGAGTATAAGAATAGGGATTGGAGTTGATGTTTGGGCTAATCGTGGCGATGCTTTAAGCCCCGAAGCACTAGCATGGCAAACTAATATAATTGCTAATGATGGAACTATTACGCCAACTCAACTAGCTTTTTTTGATACATGGTTTTTTAAACCTGCAGTAGCAGCTGGAAATATATTAACTGAATTAGATAGATTTAACTTGTATTGTGGCTTAGTAGGTAGCGAAGTAGCAGCACGTACAAACATGATTAAATCAGCGCATTTTGTAACGCCTGTTAGTTCGCCAACTTTTGATAATAATGGGTATCGGTCAAGTGGAACTAGTTACTTAAATTTGAACTACAATCCAAAAACGCAAGGAGTTAAATTAACGCAAAATTCAGCTAGTGTTTTTGCAGTTGTGAAAAATCCATCATTTGCATCACAATTTAGATTTATAGGGGCTTTTAATTCAACTTTTGCAAATCAATTAGCAATGGTAAGAAATATAGCACCAAATTTATATGGTGCGGTCAATACTGGCGGTGGTACTTTGAACACAAACACTACAACATCTGGAAATGTTTTTCTAGCAACAAGAAGAGCAAGTAGTGCAAACCAAGATACAATCATAAATGCAAGTATTGTAAATTCTGCGCAACTAAGTACAGACATTCCAAACTTAAATCAATTTGAATTAGTAATTAACTCAAATGGAACTCCATTTGGTCCATACGACACAATGAGCCATTTATGTAGTGGTCATGGTAGTGGTAGTTTAAATATAAGCGGCTTACAAACAATATTAAATAACCTTTTCACAGCAGCAGGATTATGATAGTTTTAAAAGCAACAGAAACTCAAAGAAAAGCACTTGAAGGGGTTTATTTGAATGAGTGCGAATTAAAATTTATTCAAGATTTTAATAAAAATTGGGTTGTTAATTTAGCAGTTTTAAAAGACCCAAATTTTGCTGAAATCAAAGAACAATTATTAAAGTTAAAACAAATCGAATACGTAGAGAATGAACAAGCATATTAACCTAACTTTATTAGTTGAAAATATTTTTGTATGGGGTGGCGTAGCTGCTAGTTATGCCTTAGCTTTTTTGCCAATCGTTCAAGTATTCGCAGGCATGGCAGCACTTGTATTTTCAGTCCTATCAATAGTTAAATTGATTAAAAATTGGAGCAAAAATGAAAGCAATAATTTATAAATATAAAAACGAAATAAGCACGTTAGCAGGCTTATTAGTTGCTATTGGAACTGCATGGTCAACAATTGATTTTAGCACGTTTGATTTTACGAATGATTGGCATAAATTAATCATTCCGGCAATGATTGCAATTGGTGGGTATGTAACCAAAATTAATGTTGAGCGCAATGATAAGTAAGCATATAACAATTGAAGAGGCTACATACAGCGCAAAAGCAGTAGCTAATAAGATTAGTAACGTGCCAAACGAAAGCCAGTTAGAAGCTATGCAATTAGTGGCTGAAAAGCTATTTGAACCTTTGCGAGTTTGGTATGGCAAACCGATTAAAATTAATTCTTTTTTTAGGAACCTAGAAGTTAATAAATTAGTAGGCGGTTCGGCTACTTCGCAACATTGCAAAGGCGAAGCAATTGATATAAGCGCAGGCAGTAAAACAGAAAATAAAAAACTGTTTGATTACGTTTGCAAAAATTTACATTTTGACCAATGTATAAATGAATATAATTTTACATGGGTTCATATTTCGTATAAACCAAAAGGCAATAGAAAACAAATATTAGTAATAAAATGATAGTTTTAATAATTGGAGCAATAGTAATTGCATTGGCTGAAATGATTTATACATATTTTTTTAAAAAATAAAATGAAAAAACTAATATTCGCCTTACTATTATTTTCTAGTTGCTACACCAAAAACCAAGCTATAAAAAAGTTTTGTAACCAAGATACGATCCAAGTCACAACTATTATTTATGATACAATTATTATTGATTCCGTTAAAATTGATACTGTTTTTAATGAAAGTATCGATTCGGTTTTTATTACTAAAAACAAAATTGAAATTAAATATTTAAAAAAGTTTGGCAAAGTATATTTAGAGGGCAAGTGCAAATCAGATACAATCTATTATGAAAAAAAAGTAATGTTTGAAGTACCTTGCACCACGCCAAAACTATCATGGTATAAACAGTTAGCTGCGGACTATTGGTTTATTTTACCTTTGATTTTAGTTACATTAGTTTTACTTTCGTTTATTCGCAAATAGTCAGTAGTTCGGGAATACCGAACAACTTAAAAAATTACTGCGAAAGGGGTTTATAGCGAATTGCGCAATAGCTATAATTAACTAAATTGATTTAGCCACAGTAGTTAAAATTCGCCCTTACTTTGATTAGTGAGGGCTTTTTTATGAAAAATATTTGTTTGATTTTCAGCTAGTTATAAATTATTTTTATTTTTATTTTGGTATTACTAAAAGTATTACTACATTTGTACAAGATAAAACGATTAAAAATATGAAAACTTACAAACAAAAAAACTTTAAAAGAAATTACGATTGTACTAATATTAAATTTATTCAAGTATTAGACAACAGCGAATTAGACTCAAACATTTGGGAATTATGCAATGAAAGCGAAATTGATTGCGGTCAATTATGGTTACAAGATAATAAAAGAATGTTTGGATATTTATAATTAAAAACATGAAAGTACAAATATTTTTAGAAGACAAAACAAAAGATTTGTGGCGAGGTGAAAACCTTGCTACAATCGAGGTAAAAGAAATAAAAGGTGTACATAATAGAGAAGTGGTAAATAACGCCATTAAACCTATTAAAAACTATCTTATAAACAAATATAATCAATCACTAATAATATCAATAATATGAATAATTTACTAGAAAGAATGAAAGCCGAACCATTGGCAAAATTAAATTCAGAAAAAGAAAAGTATGCATCAACTTTTGAAGATGTTGAGCATGATTTAAAATACAATAAGTTTATAATGGATTTGAGATTTGGAACAATAGCCGAACTAAAAATACATGGACTTGTAGATGAAATTACTTACACAACTATTAGAGAACTATTTAACGACTAAACTATGAAACTAAACCCAACAATAAAACAAAAACTATTGAGCGAAAATGCTCATACTTGCAGAATTGCAATCAAAATGAATTGCACCCAACAAAACATCATTAAGCTAATTAAAACAGATAGTAGCAAGCTATGTGAGTATAACTATGCGGTTGTAATTAAGGAAACTTTAAAGCTAAATCATTTGAGCAAAATTTATGTGGAAACAAAAAACGCCCCAAAAAAGGAGCGTTTAAAGTGATAATCAATTAAAAAAATATGGAAAACATTTTTACAACTGCAAAACTAAAAAAATTTTTAGTAAATGCAAGGGAAATAGAAACGCCAAAGGTTTCAAGAGTGGACCAACTAAAAACAAGGTTTGAAAAAATAAGCAGACTGCGCAACTATGCTATTGAGCAAAACAATTTGTTTAAGAAAAAACAAGCCGATTTATTGGTGAACAATATAACAAGTACTTTAAACCTTATAACACAACCTAGAACATGGAATTAACAGCAGTAGAATGGCTAATTAAAGAACTTATTTGTGTAACTGATGAAACAATCAAAAACAAATGTGAGCAAGCCCTAGCAATGGAAAAACAACAGATAATTGATGCTTATAGAGATGGACGAAGCGACCAACAATATGATAGACCAAGTAAATTCTATAATAGAATGGCAGAGCAATACTATAACGAAACCTTTAAAAAATAAATAACATGGAATTAATAAAAAGAACAGTAATCACTCCAATAAGTGAGAATTTAAGCCCTATTACAATTAGCATACAGCGCAATGATATAGGCGAGTTTATGTTAGTAATAAATCAAAATTTAGGCAAAGATACTACCGTTACCTATACTAATAGTAGAATGACTGTAAACGAATGGTATGCTGAAAAAATAGCTGAAAATAAGAAGTCGTTAATATTTATGGAACAACCTTTTTCAGTCAAAGAATATACAAAATAAGGTCAAATAAAAAACCTTATTTGACTAAAAAATAATTATTAAGTACTTTTTTGGTATTTCAAGTTGCTTAAATGGTCTTTTTTTTATGTCTGTTGGTATGATGTTTTTTTCGCACTATGTTCGTTACACTTGCTGCCAACGGTTTGGGCTATGTGCAGTTGCCCTTGTAGAAACTTTAAATATTGCACTAAACCTTGTGGGCAATTGCATATAGCCTGTGTTATGCCCCGTAATTATTATAAATATGGAACGTAAATTAAAATTAATTGAAGTACTTAAAGGTGAACGTGAAAGATTTTCTCAACGTGGTCAAAGTACGTTAGAACACGATATTGCAATCGAATATCTTGAAACTGGTAAAACAGATGAAGACCCTGACGAATATGAATTGTTGGATGCAGTTATGAATGACTTTGATTGTGTCTGCTCTGATTATGGGGCATAACGTATGGTGCTTTGCGAAGGCGGGGCTTAGAAGAACAAATGTTGAATTAACCACAAAAGATAATTAGATGCAAAAAGTTGAAAATATAGAAAAAACCCCCGCTTTTGCAAAGCACGTGTTACAGGAAGTACGGTCTATTAACGTGGTTTCTCTTTTCAATGGAATGGGAACTTTAAGACAAGCATTTCACAATTTAGGAATAAAAGTAAATAACTACTATTCAAGTGAAATTAAAACCTATGCTATTAAATTACAACAGCATCATTTTCCTGATGTGATACAAGTTGGAGATATTAGAAATTGGAGAGAATGGGATATTGATTGGAGTAGTATTGATTTTATTGGAAGTGGAAGCCCTTGCCAAGATTTAAGTTCATCTGGTAAACGAGGTGGAATAAATGCTGATAATAGTGGGTTGTTTTGGATATTTATTGAAATATTAGAACATTGTAAAAAGCTAAACCCAAATGTTAAATTTTTACAAGAAAACGTAGGAAGTGCAAGAAAAAAAGACATTGGGATAATGAGTAGGGCATTAGGTTTATATCCGTCAAGAATTGATAGTAGTTTAATAACTGCTCAATTACGAGATAGATATTACTGGACAAATATTAGAACAAAGAAAGGTATGTTTGATGTTGTTTCGGATATTCCACAACCTAAAGATAAAGGAATAAAACTACAAGACATATTAACTGATGGATTTACAACAAGAGAAAAAAGCAAAACTTTATTAGAACGTAGAAGTTTTTGTTATATTGATGAATTTTCAGACAATGCTCAAAGGTTTCTAAAAACAAGAGAAAAGTTTGGAGTTATTGTAATTCATTTAGACAATGGATTGATGAGAACAGTAAACAAAATAGAAATGTGCAGGTTACAGGGATTTCCTGATGATTATTGTGATATTTTGAATGAAGATAAAGCACAGTCATTATTAGGAGATGGATGGACACTACCAATGATAGAACACATATTGTCGTTTTATGCAGTTCCGTAGTATTTCCTGTAACTCGTTTATACACGTAACAATCAGTATAACTAAATATGATAGTATCAGTTAATTATGTAGTTGTTTGGGAGATACCAAACACACCTTATAAATTTACAAAAGAGGGTATTTGTATCAATACCCAACGATGCAAAATCTTAAAAAAAGTAAGCAAAAACGGAACTATTGGTTATAATTTTAACTCTAAATTTTATCCACTTAAAAAAGTTAGATTAATGCTTAAAAAAATAAAAACAGAAAAATTACCATTCTAAAATATGCAGATAAAAACAATAATTACACTTACGTACAATATACGTAAGTGTATTGAACAAATTACTAGCTTAAATGAGGATATAGCCACTTTAAACCACCACATAACCATCAATAATAGCCTATGGTTTGTAGATTATAACAACGATAATTTAAACGCTAAAATCAATCAAAAAGAAAACCAAATTCAACTCCAAAAAGAGCAAATTAAACAACTAATTAGACAACTAAATGAGCAAATATAGACCAACATTAGAAGAGATAAGCGCAACGAGGTTACAACGTGAAACCTTAGCTGCAAAAGTAGCTAGTAAAAGAGAAATTTACGACAATTTAAAACAGATTTGTAATCTTAAAGATAGTACCGAAGATGACTTTGCAGCATTAGGAATTGCACGTATAGAATGGCATGATGCAGGCATAGAAAAAGAGCAATTTATAGCTAATTTATACAAATAAATAATTTTAATTGGTTGATTTTCAGTATTGTTAAAAATAATGTTTGGTATTACTAAAAGTAATACTATCTTTGTATCACAATAAACGAAAAACATTATGACAACTCAAGACTTAAAAAACAGAAAATCTTACATTATTGCAAAAGTAAAAAGTTTAGGCTGCGAAGAAAATCTTAAATCATTTATGGATATTATGTTAATGGAAGCTCCTTTTTTCAAAGGAACAGTTTATGAATTAGTAATGGATGTTTACAATAATCATTATAGAGCAAGAGCAAAAAGAAGCGGTCATAAATTAGCTGAATTTGCAGGTAATAACGAAAACAGAACTTTTAATCAATTAACTAAAGAATACCAATATAACTAATATGAAAACATACATAGTAACAATCACAAAAGCATTAGGCAAACAAACAAAAGTTCAAATTAGTGCAAGTTCAAAAAAGCAAGTAATAGAAAAATTAAGTTCAGATTTTGGCTTAGGAATTGCACCAATAGGAGCAAAACAAATTCAATTAAAAACTGATTTGCCTATTAACCAACAATTATTTTATTACCCAAATTATAATTAAAAATATGGAAAACATCGCAAAGGCTATAATAGCCGTAATGAAAGAGGTAAAAGGAATGGAGAAAAACTCCAAAGTAGGTGAAGGTAAAATGCAATACAACGGCACAAAAGACCAAGACGTTAAAGAGGTTTTTAACGATGCAATGGCTAAAAATGGGTTATGTATTTTACCTATTTCAATTGAGCCAAAAATTCAGATTGATAGATGGACTGAAGAAACTCAATACGGATTGAAACCAAAACAAAGCATAACAACCGAAGTAAACACTAAATATTTATTACTACATGAAAGTGGCGAAAGCGTACAATTGGCAGGTTATGGTCAAGGAATAGATAGTCAAGATAAGGGAGCAGGCAAAGCGACAACATACGCCCTTAAAAACTGTTTACTTTATACTTTTTTAACTCCAGTAGGTAAAATTGATGACACCGATACAACTCATAGTGAGCAAATACAAACGCCACCAATTAAAAAAGAATATCCTTCAAATGACTTACCTTGGATAACCGATAAACAAGTGGAAACAATGGTCGAAAGAATTAAATTAGGCGAACAAGGTATAATTGAAAAAGCAAAGGCAGCCTTTAAAATTTCAAAAGTAAATATGGAAAAATTAATAAACGCTAAATAATATGGAAACAGCAATATCAACACTAAGTCAACTGCCTGAAACAAAGCAGCAAATAGAAACTTTCGCTTACTCACTTGAGCAAGGTTTAAACAATGGTCAAATAATAGCAAGTGACTTGCTTCGATTTCAAAAAGCAATGGAAAAGGTTTTTGAGAAGATCAAACCGACATTAATTGAAAATGCTTTAAACGAAATTTCAAAGTTTGAAAAAAATGCAGTTATTAAAGGGTCCGAGTTCTCAATAGTTGAAGCAGGAGTTAAATACGATTACAGCGAATGCAACGATGTAGAATATAATTCGCTTACTATTCAAATTGAAGCCCTTAAAAGCACTTTAAAAGATAGAGAAACCTTTTTAAAAGCAATTAAAGCACCAATGCAAATGATTGATGAGAATAGTGGCGAGGTTTACACTATTTGCCCACCTAAAAAAACAAGTTCCACAACTTTAAAAGTTACCTTTAAGTAATGGAAGCTACATTTAACATTTATAAGGCTGCTGTGCAATATCAGCAGCCTAAAGTAACCAACGATAATTTAATTATTATCAAAATAAAAGAGGTTATAAAAGAGGTTACTGGCGTTAATTGGGAGAGAATAAACCAACCAACAAGACAACGTGAAATAATGTTATCTAGGCAAATATTCCATTTTCTTTGTCGTAAGTTTACAAGTCAATCACTAAAATTTATTGGTGCTTTAACAACTCGTAATTATGACCATAGCAGCGTTATAAATTCAATTGAGCAAATTACTTATATTGTGGATCTAAAACATCGTTCGGATAATTGGACTAAAGTTGAAAGTGCTATATTGCGAATGACTGCTTATACAGGTAAGGTTATTTTATGAAAGTAAAACCTAAAAAATGCAAGCATTGCGCTAAGTTATTTACACCTCAAAGAAGTAGTTTAGAAGTGGCTTGTTCAAGTAGTTGCGCTATTGAGTTAGGTAAATTGAAACCTACTAAAATAAGTAAGCAATCGCAATTAGAACCATTAAAAACCATTTCAGATTATCGAAAAGAATTGCAAACTAAAATAAATTTGATTGTTAGATTAATTGATTTAAACCACGTTTGTATTAGTTGTGGCCAAAATCCAAATAAACCATTTGCAGGCCACTATCATGCAGTAGGTAGTAATGAAAGTTTAAGATATAATCTATTTAATATTTTTATTCAATGTATGCGATGTAATGGATTTAATGGCGGTATGCTGTTAAATTATGGAAAAGGATTAAAACAAACATTTGGAGAAGATTTAAAAGAATATTGCGAAAGTACTATTGTAAGTAATTTTAAGTCTATTAAACTTAACCAAAACGACTTAATTGAAGCAAGTAAAAAAGCAAATCAAATAATAAAATTTTTAAAGCTAGAAAATAAAGAATACAATAGAGTTGAACGAATTGATTTAAGAAAAAAATTTAACAAAATGATAGGAATTTATGATAACAATAACAAATAATAAACGTTGTGATTGTTTTGAAAAACATATTGCAAATGATTGTGTGTGGATGGGTTTTAATGATAATGGTCAGACAACTTTAGTTATGCCTCACTATTTAAATTGTAATGATGAAAAAATTAGATATAATTTTTGCCCTATTTGCGGTGAAAATGTAAGAGATGTTGAAGCTAAACAATAATAAAAATGAAATTTAAAAATCAATCAGCAGTAATTTTAGATAGCTTAATAAGTCAAAAGCACATCAGCGAAAGAGACTTTAACTATAATGGTTTTCGTGCAAGATTAAGCGAATTAAGGCAGCTAATAGACATCAAAGGTGAACAAGTTAATTACGTTAATGAGTTCGGACATCCAAGCTATTATAAGCAGTATTCAATCAGTAAAGAAAACAAACCATTAGCAAAAAAATTATTCAAACAAATAAATAAATAGTTTGCTTTTATAAAAAAAAGTATTACTATTGCACATAATAATTGAGGTAGTAGCCAATTATTAACAAATCGAATTTTCACACAACGAAAATATATTGATTAGCCCCACTAGACTACTACTCTTTTGGGGCTTTTCTTTTTAAAAATTATGGAATACAACGAATTTTTACAACAAAAAACTAAAAAACATCAACTCACTGGGTTTGATATTGATGAAAATGAATTAAACAAAAACCTATTTCCATTTCAAAAATTCATAGTAAAACGAGCCTTAAAAGCTGGTAAGTATGCTATTTTTGCTGATTGTGGATTAGGTAAAACATTAATGCAGTTAACATGGGCTTATGAGGTTGCTTTACATACTGAAAAACCAGTATTGATTTTAGCACCTTTAGCAGTTAAGGGTCAAACTATTCAAGAAGCTAATAAGTTCGGAGTTGATTTAACTTTTATTGACATTCAAAACTATGAGCAATTAGATAATATCGATTGTAGTATTTATGGTGGAGTTGTTTTAGACGAAAGTTCAATCCTTAAAAATTTTACTGGAGTTTATAAAAACAAAATTATTGACAATTTTAAATTAACTCAGTATAAATTAGCTTGCACAGCTACTCCAAGTCCAAACGATTTAAATGAAATTGGTAATCATTCGGAGTTTTTAGACATATTAGATAGTCAAGATATGAGGTCAAAATGGTTTGTGCGTGACGAGGGTATGAATAACTATCGTTTAAAAGGACATGCTAAATCTGACTTTTACGGTTGGATTTCAAGTTGGGCTACTATGTTATCAAATCCTTCAGATTTAGGTTTTGATGGTACTGGCTACGTTTTGCCTCCTTTAAATTTTATTGAAACTGAAATAAAAACACAAACTAGAAGCGACTATCAAATGTTTAATGATATTTCAGTAAATGCGACTAATTTCAATAAAGAACTAAGACTGACGAAAGTTGAAAGATTAAGCGAAGTTGTTGAAATTGTTAATAATTCAAAAGAGCCTTTTATAATTTGGATTAAGCAAAATGAAGAGGGCGAATATTTGAAAAAATTAATACCTGACGCAAAAGAAGTAAGAGGTGACGATAAACCTGAAGTAAAAGAAAAACTACTTTTAGGATTTGCAAAAAATGAATTTAGGGTTTTAATCACAAAAAGCAAAATTGCTCAATTTGGTTTAAATTATCAAAATTGCAATAATCAAATTTTTGCCTCACTAGATTTTAGTTTTGAGGGACTTTATCAATCAATTAGACGTTCATATAGATTTGGGCAATTAAACACAGTAAACATTTATTTAATAACAACTGATACAATGAAAAACGTAGTAAAATCAATTAAACAAAAAGAAGCTCAATTTATAGAAATGCAAAACGAAATGGGCAAACATATTAACGGTAAAAAATACGGATTACTAGATAAATATGAATATGCTGAATTTAAAAATGAAAATGTATTTTTAATGAAAGGTGACACTAATATTGAAATTAAAAGAATTCCTGACAACTCAGTTGATTTAATTGTTTTTAGCCCTCCTTTTAGTTCTTTATTCACATATTCAAACTATATTCATGATATGGGCAATAATGATAGTCACGCTGAATTTTTTAAGCAATATGAGTATTTATTAAAAGAGTTGTATAGAATTTTAAAGCCAGGTCGAATTATGGCATGCCACACAAAAGACTTAGGAGTTTATAAAAATTCAAGTGGTTATACTGGCATGTATGATTTTACTGGTGAACATAATGAGTCAGTTTTAAATATGATACCTAACGAGTGGGCAAATGATACAACAAGAAAAAACCACAAAGAAACTGAAAATGCAGGATTTAAATTTCATTCAAAGATAACTATTTGGTGCGATCCAGTACTTGAAATGCAGAGAACTAAAACACAAAGATTGCTTTATAAAACAGTTACTTCAGATAGTACTAAAACTGGAATTGGAATGGCTGAATATATTACTATTTTTAAAAAGTGGGATGGTTCGGACGAGGAAAATTGGGAGCCAGTAACTAATATTACAAAACAAAATTTTCCTTTAGATACTTGGCAAAGGTGGGCTTCACCAGTTTGGATGGACATAAAGCGAACTGATGTTTTAAATGGACATGAAGGGACTGCAATGGGTGACGAAAAACATATAGCACCACTACAACTTGAAGTAATACATAGAATTGTAAACCTTTGGAGCAATGAGGGCGAAACTGTATTTACACCTTTTTTAGGAATTGGTAGTGAAGCTTATGTAGCAGTAAAAAATAATCGTAAGGCAATCGGATGCGAGCTAAAAGATAGTTATTTTGAAGTTGCTGTAAAGAATATTAAAAAAGCAGAAATGGCAAAAACTCAAATTGATTTGTTTGAATAAATAATTATTGCAATTAAGTAAAATAACTTATATTTGCACTTGTATTAAATAGGTATTGTTGAAGTAAGGCGCATCGATACCTATTACTTAGGATTAATTTAACGATTAATCAAACCCCTGACAAGCCTTACTGTTGGGGGTTTTTTATTTTAAAAATGGCTAAAAGATTTACAGACTCTACTAAGTGGAGCAATAGCTTTATAAGGTCCTTAAAAGCCCCTTATAAGCTCCTATGGTTGTACATTTTAGATGAATGTGACCATGCAGGAATATGGCAAGTTGATTTTGAGGTTGCTCAAATAAAAATTGGTGAAAAAATTAATCAAAAAGATGCTTTAATATTTTTTGCAAGTAAAATTATTAATTTAAATGATAAATGGTTTATACCTAATTTTATTGAATTTCAATATACAGAACTAAATCCACAAAATAGAGCTCATAATTCAGTAATTACTATTTTAAAAAAATATAATTTACTAGACCAATTTTATAAAATTAAGCCCCTTACAAGCCCCTTACAAGGTGCTATGGATATGGATAAAGATAAAGACATGGTTAAAGTTATGGTTATGGATAAAGAAAAAGAGCAAAATTTTAATTTTCCAAAATCTGAATTAGAACTTTGTTTTGATAAATTTATTGAAATGCGAAAGAAAATAAAAAAGCCACCTACTCCACACGCAATTGACTTGTTAAAAGAAAAAATAAAAACTTTGTCAAATGGAAATGAAACTTTAGCAATTGAAATAATAAATCAATCAATTTTAAATAGCTGGCAGGATTTGTTTCCACTTCGAGAAACCAATAAAAAATCAAACACAACTGAAAACTTAATCAATTCAAATTTTAAACCAAGATTTACAGAATAATGAACTACCATTTATCAGATAAAAAGCAAGCAGAATTAAAAATGCAAGAGTATCAACTTAGTTTAATTGCCGAAAATTGGCAAAAAAAATATAACGAGTTAGAATTAAAAGCATTTAGTGACTGTTTCCCTAGTGAAGAAAATAAAACGCTCTCACAACTCTTTAAAACGACTTTTAAAATAGGTGAGCAAGATATTAAGTATTCGGTGCCTACAAAATATCTACTTTTTAATGCTGTAAAAGATTTTGCAAGTTATTTTAATTTAACCAATAATTTTAAGGATGAGCAAATTCAGGACTTTGTAAATGATATTTTTGAGTTTTATTCTCATTTAACAGTAAGAGACATTAAATTCTTTTTGCGTCAAGTAAAGATGGGTAATTTTGGGCAAATTTATAATCGTTTAGATGGTCCATTGCTTTTTGGTTATTTAAAAATTTACAATGATTTGCGTATTGGTGAAGCTGAACGACACGAAAGTAATTTAACCAAGGCCAAAGAAATTGAACAGTACGATGAGCGAATTATGCTAAAAAGGTTAGCGCCTTTATTTCAAAAGAAAACAGAACCAATTGAGCAAAGCAAAAAAGTAATTGAACCAGATGAAACCTATTTAAAAATTCATAAAGATTTTTGTTCATTACATGCCAAACAAGGTAGTGAAAGTGGAACTATGTTTGTAAATTATAAAGGCAAAATGATGAATTTTGAGGAGTATTATAATACAATTATTGATGAAACATTTGAGTAAATAATAATTTTAATTTTAAATAATTAACAAAAAAAATGATAAAACAGGAAACATACGACACGTACACACAAGCTACATTGAACGCCTATTGGAGTTTTAAAATGGGGTGCAATTTTGCTGATTTACCGATTAGCGACAGAAAATTATTTTGTAACCAGGACTTTATGAAACAATTAATTAAGGCACGCAAAGAATGCAGAATATTGATTGGTGAAATTGAAAAGGCTTATAAGGCTGCAGGGATTAACCTAGATGAAATAGAAAAGGAAAACGAGGTTATTTACAATATAATGGAGGTTTTGGAAAGTGAAACAGATAAAATCAATATTAAACCTCAAATAAAAATAAAATTTTAAATCAAAAAATAAATTAAATTTGCATTATGGTAATCAAAGGAAAACAAATATATTGCACGCAAAAGAAACGTTTTTATTTTGTGAGCAGCGATAATAACGACTACGTGAAACTAAGTTCAACTATCAAAGGTGGCATATTTCAGCATCTGCAATTTACAAGGTCGTTTTTTTTTAAACTAGTAAAAGAGGGTGATTTAATCATTAGTAAGTAATGGAAGATAGAGAAATGGAAATTTTCGCACAATTGAACCCAGAAGAGTAAATGGAGTTAGTAAGCATAATTTTGAACAACAAAATATATTTTGATACATGCCGAAATATAAACAAAAATTATGCAGAAGACATTTATCAGGAAGTTATCGAACAGCTACTAACAATGCCTATTGAGCGACTGCCAACAAAAGAGTACTTGCAGTTTTGGTTTTATTGCACAGCTCGGAATATTATCTCACAAAATGGCAAACTAGGCAAATTAATCAGTAAAGATTTTGCAACTGATATTCAGTTTGAAATAATTGAAATTGAAAACGAAAACAAAGAAGATAGTTTTGATATTAAAATTAAACAAATTGAAGGCTTTTTGTTAGGTTTGAACGAGTTTGAGAATAGAATAGTACTTTTGTATGCGCAATATAAATCAATGCGAAAAATAAGCCAAATGAGTGGAATTAGTTATTCAGCATTAAGGGCAGTAAAAGAAAAGATAAAAAAATTTGCAAATGAAAATACTAATAATAATCCCGAGTTACCCAAAGATTAGTGGAGTTGACTATCATCGACTTTTGCAGCCACATAAACGAATGGCTGAAATGTTCAAAGAAACAGTCGATATGTATCAAATAAACGAAATTGATACCGCTACTATTGAGTTCCTGCAAGGGTTTCATTTGATAGTTGCAAACCGATTTATAAGTAGAGTAAATGGACCTGCAGTAATTGAAAAACTAAAGGCTGCAAATGTTCCTTATGTTTTAGATATTGATGATGATTATCGTTTACCCGAATGGCATATACTAGCGCACCAAGCGAAGAGCGAACGACACGCTGAAAAGATATTACAAGCATTGCATTATGCCAAAGCAATAACAACTACTCATGAATACTTGTCCGGTACATTAAAACACGAAGCTAGTCAACCTAATGCATTTGAAATACCAAATGCAATTAATCCAAAAGAAGAACAGTACCAAGTTAAAAAACGAAACCTAGATATTGTAAAGTTCGGGTGGAGCGGATCAATAACTCACTTCGAAGATGTTATGCTAATGCATGATGGTTTACTTTCACTATACAATCAGGAGCAATATAACTTTCAAGTTATCTATGGTGGATATTCAAAAGATGATGAAATGGCAAAAGCAATCGCAGGCGTTTTAAGTTGCAAGGGCAAAGCATCACCTAACCAATTTGCAACCTATCCAAGCGTATCAATAAACGATTATGCAAGGTTTTATGATGAAATTGATGTTAGCCTTATACCTTTGCGAGACAATCGATTTAACAAGCTAAAATCAAATTTAAAACTAATTGAAAGTGGATTTAAAAAGAAAGCAGTAATTGTATCAAATGTTCACCCATACGAGCCTATGTTAAAGCATGGTAAGAATTGTTTGATTGTTAAGCATAAAAACGATTGGTATAAAAACATGGTTAAGTTAATCGAAAACCCAAACATGATTGAGGATTTAAGCGAACAGTTATATTTGGATTGTCAAGTGCAGCACATTGACCGAATAGCTGAATTAAGATACAAAACCTATAAAAAAATATTAGAATTATGACACCAAAAGAAAAAGCACAAGAGTTAGTTTTAAAATATTTAAGAATAGAAAACACAAATGATTGGTGGGCTAAAGTACCAGCTAAACAATGCGCATTAATAGCAGTAGATGAATTAATAGATTGCACTACAAATGGATTAGGACTTACAAAATTCTCAAAAGAATATTGGCAACAAGTTAAAACCGAAATTGAAAAACTATGATAGATAAAATTTTATACTGCATTGGAATTTCAATGCTTTTTACTGCTTTTTTTAGCTTAACACAACTACCAACATGGTTAAATTTTAAGCCATTTAATTGCAACGTGTGTTTAACCTTTTGGATATGTGTAATAACTATTCAATTTGATTTAATTGAGTACTCACAAACACTAGCCATTGCAGGTTATGCGGCTTATTTTTCAATGATACTTAAAAGATTGATGTATAAAATATGAGAACCTTTAAAGACATATTAGCCCAAATGCAAGCGAAAGGCGATAACCGATTTAGCTTATATGAGTTACTAGAAATATTCATAAACGAGTGTAGTTGGGTGGGAACTAATCAGCAGTTTTTAGAACTTTCTTCAATATGGAATGAAATAAGCGGAACTCGTGTAAATACAGGTTGCGCAGCTTGTTGTTTGGATACGCTGAAAGGGTTAAAAAATTGGTATATTCGTGAAAGTGAAATACATTTAAAAAAAAGAAAATGATAACAGACAAAGAATTTTTAAAAACAGAACTTGAAATGGGAATTAGTCCATTTAATCAGGAATTTATTAACCTATGCGATGCAACGGTCACCGCAATAGAAAAAGAATTAAAGTTTGAAAGTGTATTGGATTATGGCGCAGGCGTTGGTGCTTATTCCGATGCATTTCATAAAAAAGGATATAACGTATCTAGTTACGAATATTTTAAGGCACATCGTGATTATATATCTGAAAACTTGCCACATTTAAAGGTTATAACTAAACCGATTACAACTGACTTATTGGTATTTATTGAAGTTGCCGAACACATGACTGACAAACAACTAAAAGCTATGTTTAAGGCAATAAAACCAAAGCACATACTTTTTAGTTCAACACCAAATAAGACCGATGGCGATGCAGACTGGGGACATATAAACATAAAAAGTAAAGACGAATGGAATACTTTATTTGAAAAGTTAGGTTACGAATTTGTAAAAAATATCAACTTGCCTACTGAATGGTCAATAATTTATAAATTAATATGAAAATAGAAACAGTAAAAATTGGACAAATAAAGTCCAATCCAAATAACCCGAGAATTATTAAAGATGACAAGTTTAAAAAGCTAGTTCAATCGGTTAAAGACTTTCCGCAAATGTTGGATATAAGACCAATAGTGGTTAATGATGAAATGATTGTTTTGGGTGGCAATATGAGGTTAAAGGCTTGTATTGAAGCAGGGATAAAGGAAGTTTCAATAATCAAAGCAAGTGAATTGACACCCGAGCAACAAAACGAATTTATAATAAAAGATAATGTAGGTTTTGGAGAATGGAATTGGGACGATTTGGCGAATGAGTGGGATGCAGAACAACTTACTGATTGGGGCTTGGATGTTTGGCAACAAGCACCCGAAGTTGATTATTCAATACTTGATGAAGCAGATGTTGAAGACCAATTAAACGATATGACCAACGGAGTTAAGAAAGCCATACAAATAGAATTTGAAGCAGAACACTACGAAGAGGCATATGAACTTGTAAAGTTTTGGCGTGAACAAAAAGCCTATGTAGGTGGAATGATAATGGAATACTTAAAAGCTGAGAAGGAAAAATTATGAAGATTTTTTTAATGTATTACGATAGATTTAACGATGCCACAACTTCAAAGCTATTAAATATAGAGCATATTGTTCTATGCCATGATAATAAAGATAAATTTACTTGTATTAATGATAAAGCTAATTTAATACAAACGAATAAACCTAAAGGAATACAAAATAATTTTAATTACGCATTAGAATTGTTAGAAAAAAACGAATGGGGTATTTTTTTAAGTGACGATTTAATTGAAGGAAAAAAACTTGAAAATAATAAATTTATAAAATGTGATATTGATTTTGTTTTAAATGAATTAATTAATATTTTACCTAAATGTGATTTAATGGGGGTTAAATTAGTAGGTTTAAACTCAACTGGAAATCCATTTTATGCTAAAAATAAATATTCAAAATATGGATTAGTTGACGGAAGATGTTTTGCAATTAAAAAAACTGATTTTAAATTCCATTCAGACATAAATACTATACCTGATTATTATGCATCTGCCTATCATCTACAAAAGTACGGAGGTAATTTAATTTTAAACTATTGTTTTTTAGATTTTAAAAGATATGAGAAGGGAGGTCTTGGAACTGTTAATGAAAGAATTAACGATAAGATAAAAGACGTTAAATTAATGGTAGGTTTATTTCCTAAAAATGTAAAAATAAAAGATAAACCAAACGAACCTAAAAATAGCCATATAATTATTAAAAGATGAAACGAATTGATTTAATACAAGTTGAACACAATAGAAAAATTGGAGAAAAATGCCCTTATATTGAACCTAATGTAACTGAAGATTGTATTTTTTATGTAGATGGCGAACCGATAGGATTTTACTTAACTAAGATGCCTGATAAGATGTGTAAATTAGCAGACTTGGCGAATAAGGAATTAAATACAAAAAATGTTCCGAAGCAAGGTAGAGCAAAAGGGTATGGCAGCATAAAGTTACAAGAATACACAACAGGAACGACTTGCCAAATAGGAAGCATAGCTCCTCAACCAAGATTTGGCAGGGATTACGGAAAGAGAAGTAGTGTTCACGATTCAAAAACAGCACAAACATTTATTAAAGCAATGTTGCTACTTGCAAAAGAAAGTGAGCAACTAATAAAAGAAATATTACCGAAACAATACGAACAGCAAATTGAATTGTTTAAAGATGTTCCTAAAAAATGGAGGTTTGCAAATATATTCACAAGTTCGATTTCAAACTGTAATATTTCAGCTTCATTTCATTTAGACTCTGCTAACATAGTTGGAGCAGTTAACGTAATTATTTGTAAAAAGCATAATTCAAAAGGTGGCGATTTACACGTTCCTGATTATAATGCTACGATAGGACAACAAGATAATTCTATTTTAGTTTATCCAGCGTGGCGAAATATACACGGAGTAACACCCATCATACCAACTCACGAGGGCGGTTACAGAAACTCACTTATATTTTACCCACTTAAAGCATTTAAAGGATTATTATAATGGCATACGACAGAATAAAAATATACGAACAAGCGCAAGAGTTAATTAAAACTAAAAAACTATTCTTTATTGAGGATGTGGTGACTTTATTGCCTATTGCAAAGAAAACTTTTTACGAATGGTTTCCAATTGACAGTGACGAATGTAACACTATAAAAGAGCTACTTGACAAAAATAAAATTGATGTTAAGAATGGACTGCGCAATAAATGGTACAATGGAAACAATCCACTTACTCAAATGGCATTGTATAAACTGATAGGTACTGAAGAGGAATATCATCGCATTGCAAGTACTAAAACCGAAAACAAAAACATTAATATTGAAAAACCAATTTTTAACGGATTAGATATAAATGTAAAAGAAGATGCTGATTAAAACCACTGCCCAAGATAAAATAGCAGCTTTACGAAAACGTATAAGAATTGTAAGGGGTGGAACAAGTGCTTCCAAAACATTTAGTATAATACCTTTTTTAATTGATTACGCTTATAAAAATAAGAATAGTGAAATAAGTATAGTTAGCGAAACAATCCCGCATTTAAGGCGTGGCGCAATACGTGACTTTTTAAAGATAATGGATTTAATAGGTTGGTTTGAGCCTGCTAATTGGAACAAGTCAAGTTTAACCTATAATTTTGACAATGGAAGTTTTATTGAGTTTTTTAGCGCAGATAATCCAAGTAAGTTAAGAGGTGCAAGACGTGATGTTTTATTTATAAATGAGTGTAATAATGTAAACTTTGAAAGCTATTACCAACTAGCAATTAGAACACGAAAGTTTATTTATTTAGATTATAACCCAGTTGCTGAATTTTGGGTAGATACTGAATTGATAAATGATAAGGACGCAGAACGTATTACGTTAACTTATAAAGACAATGAAGCTTTAGATATATCAATCGTTAAAGAAATTGAAAAGGCACGAGATAAAGCAGCTACATCAAGCTATTGGAGAAATTGGTGGACTGTATTTGGATTAGGTCAAATAGGTAGTTTGCAAGGTGTAGTGTTTGATAATTGGCAGCAAGTGGCGAGCGTTCCAACTGATGCAAAGCTATTAGGTTACGGAATGGATTTTGGATTCACTAACGACCCTACGACCTTAATAGCAGTTTATAAAACTAACAATCAACTATTTTTTGATGAGGTGTTATACCGAACTAATATGACTAACTTAGACATTGGTAACTTTTTAAAGTCAGAGGGTATCGGCAGACCTTTAGAAATAGTAGCCGATAGTGCAGAACCTAAATCAATTGAAGAGTTAAGGCGGCAAGGTTTTTTAATTACACCTGCTAAAAAAGGGGCTGACTCAATCAAAATTGGAATTGATATTTTAAAGCGTGAACCTTTCTTTGTTACCCAAAGTTCAATTAATTTAATCAAAGAGTTACGCTCATACGTTTGGGCAACTGACCGAGATGGTAAACTTACTGGCAATCCAATTGACCACTCAAACCACGCAATTGATGCAATGAGGTATTTCGCACTCAATAAATTAAATAACCGACCGAGTGGCAAATATGCCACAATTAAAATTTAGCAAAAAAGTAATAAATTTATATATAAAAGAGAATGAAGTATAATAAAATAACTATTGGTCAGTTCTTAAAATGCAAAACTATTGCGGATTTAGAACCTGATGTACTGAATAGGAACATTAAATTATTAGCTGAATTGAGCGGCAAAACCTTTGATGAAATCGAATCAATGCCTATTGAAAAGTTAACCGATGCATTAAAGGACTTTAACAAGTTGGAACTACTTAACCCTAATGCAAAGGTTAAAATGGATTTTAAAGTTAAAGGCAGGCGTTTTAAATGCGTATGGCAAACTCAAAAACTAACCGCAGCGCAATACATTGACGTGACTTCATTCTGCAAAGACGAAAAGAATATAGTGGCAAATATTCACAATATACTTGCAGCTATTTGTGTTGAGAAAACTTGGTATGGTAAAAGTAAAAAGTACGATGGTGCAAATCATAAAGAGGTGGCGGATTTGTTTTACAATCATTTAAAGATTGATACTGCATACCCTATCATGCTTTTTTTTTGCAGGTACTTCAAGGAATTAGCCGCCAATATCCTAATTTATTTGGAGTCGGAAGCGGACAAAGCAATGGAGAAAACGAAACCAATAGCGGACAAAATTTTGAAACAAAATGGGGGTGGATTGTAGCGATTAACAACCTAGCTAATAACGACCGTAGTAAGTGGAGTTATTACGAGGATATGAATATAATTGAATTTTTAAACACGCTAGTATTTTACAAAGATAAAAGCGAAGATGATAAACTAAAATGGCAAGCAGCGCAAAGGACATAGGTAGTAAGTATGGTAGTTCGGTAGATAACTTTGAGGCGACTGCAAAAAGTGGCGTAAATAAAATTATGCTCGATTGGGCTAATGAGTCAATCGGAATAATGCGCAAGATTATAACACGTAAGGCACGAACTAGACAAGCAAGTACACTAGCTTCGGACTTAGTACCTAAACCAATTGCGAACGGAATACAGATAGTTACCATGCAAGACTATTGGGACTTTGTAAATCAAGGCGTAAAAGGTGTTTATAATAAAAGCAAAGCACCTAACAGCGATTATAGTTTTAAAAACTTAGGAGTGTCGCCTGACATGCTAGCTAGTTTTAAAGATTACATAGCACGAACAGGCAGCAAAGGTTTAAGAAAACAAACTTTAATTCGTAAGAATAAAAAGAAGCAAGCCGACATAATAACAAAGGAAGCAATGAGTATGGCAGTAGCAACTAAAATAGGCGGTATTAAACC